ATACCACTGATGCTTACCGTTTTTCTTCCAACCATAGAGGCAAGGCTCATGCTGCCACTGGTATGGAGAACGGCCCAACACAAGGGACTGCTTCTTCCAAATGCAACAGCCGGACAAATAAAAACCCGCATCGGCAAAAGCCCTGCGGAAGTTCAGGCCCTCGGTGTCTGCATGGAACACATAAATAGATGCGTCATCCGCCATTGCGGAGTGCATCTGGGTGTATGCAGCCAGGAGGAAATTATAAAAGGCATCGTCTGCCATGTTGTCATTCTTGATTTTACCCGCAGAGCCTTCATAGTTGACGTTGTACGGAGGGTCGGTAATCACAAGGTTGGCTTTGATGCCGTCCATCAAGGTCTCAAAGGTTTCAGCTTTGGTGCTGTCACCGCAGATGAGACGGTGGCGGCCGAGGGTCCACACGTCACCAGGCTTGGTGATGGCGGGGTTCTTCAGTTCAGCCTCCACATCGAAATCGTCATCTTTGATGCCGTCCTTAATGGTGTCCTTGAACAGAGCATCAATTTCGGCAGGCTCAAAGCCGGTAAGGGACACATCAAAATCCTCACCCTGCAAATCTGCAATGAGCAGAGCCAGCTTATCCTTATCCCAATCACCGCTGATTTTGTTGAGGGCAACGTTCAGAGCCTTTTCCTTGGACTCGTCCATTTCCACCACAACGCATTCCACTTCGGTAATGCCCATATCGATGAGAACCTTAAGGCGCTGATGACCGCCTACAACTCTGCCCGTGGTCTTATTCCAGATGACGGGTTCTACATAGCCGAACTGCTCAATGGAGCGTTTCAGCTTTTCGTATTCCGCATCACCGGGTTTCAGATCCTTGCGAGGGTTATAGTCAGCAGGAAGTAAATCTGCCGTGTTTTTTCTCTCAATTACCATTAGTACAACCCCCATTCAGCGAATTTTTCAAAGCCGCCGATGGAGTCGATATATTCTCTGGCAATGGCAACAACCTGTGCATAAGGAATATCATCAATGACTTCATCACCGATGGCGCAGCACAGTTCCACAGGGAAACCGCACTCCTGTGCCTTGAGGAAGGCATAAATATTAACGGAAACATCCGCCTTGGAGAGGTCTTTGCCGTGGAGTCCACCGCCTGTGACGCTGTCTGCCATATCACTGCCCAACTTGCGATTGGTAGCGCCAGTGTCAACATCGGTACCGCCGGTCCAGTCACCGAGAGGATTGACCTCAGAGCCTGTGTATCGTTCCTTGAGTTCCGCGGCGGGAGCGTTGCTCTGGCAGATGATGAGGCGGCTGCCGTCCTTGATGTACTTGCCGTCAAAGGGATACTCGGCATAAATCTCACGGGCGATTCTGGCAAGTTCCTTCTGTTCGCCTGTCAGAGGCATACCCTTAAAGATGCCGTTGTCACCGCAGCGAACGCCGTCCGCCTGGTTCTCGGTCAAATGGGCATCCTGGGGAACGATGACCACATCGGTGTCCAGTTTCCCGGCAATGCGGTGGATTGCGTCAATGATGTCTGCCTTGTTCAGAGTAGCAGTTGTTTCCACGATAACATGGCATACACCGTGGCCAATGAGAACCTCCACAGCCACCTTGGGATTTTCGTCAATTGCGTAAGCCAGGTCAACCACGGCTCCGGCAATTCTGTCTGCCACCTTATCCGGGTGGCACGGATTTACTTTTTCAATCATAGATTTTTCCTCCATTTATTCTGCGGTGTATCCGGTAATATCCGTGGTCTGCAGGACACCTTCCGGAGTAACGGTTATTTCAAACTTTTTCCCATATCGGTCTGATTCGTCATAATCACCCGTACAGAGCGTGAACCTCCGAGGCTCATAGTGAAACCACCCTTTGCGCTTATGCCAAATACGGATGGCGGAATCACCCGCCAGAACCATGCTGTTGTACCAACCATCGAACAGGTCCAGGTCGATTGCCAACACACGGTACAGATCCCCTTGGTAATAGGCATTCACCTTGCCTCCCATCTGAAGGTGGAAGTACGCGGTGTTCAATTGGTCATCATCGACACCGCTATAGGAGAGGTCAGATGGAAATGTATAGCTGTTGGGCAGGAACTCAAAGGGAATCCGGTTGCGAATATTTCCTTCACGATAAACGCCTACGGTATGGTAAGTCTCGCTCTCGGAAGGCTGTGCGAACATCATCGTACCAAGATTGATATAGAAAATGGCATAATTCAGCAGACAGAAAGGTTCTCCGGTGTCCTGGTATTCATCTTCAACGAGGGAAAGATTGCCGATATATGGGAACTGGAAATCCTCAACAGCAATGTAATTGCATTTGCAGATATGCTTTTCTCCATCCCATGTTACAGCATAGGTTTCTCCACCCTCCAAAGAAAACTGAAAGGATTGCTGACAAGAGCCGGAAGAGTAAAACTTCTGCGATGCTTCAGCCAAAACTTCTTCGCTGCCGTTACTGCGGTTTGCCATCCACTCGGCATCAATGTACTTGTTATCCAGCTTGTGGATGACCTCTTGCTCCGAAGGAATGGCAGATAGATGTTTCACATAGCCGACAGGAATGCCTTCCTCGGTGACACACAGAAAATAGACACCTGTCTCAAATGTCATCCCGAACGCAGAAAAATCCTGCTGTACACAGACAATAAATTCGGAAACGGCAATCGCGGGAAACCCATCGCTACTCAAATCTTGAATGGCCTCCTCCGGGATTTCTATAGTGCCTTCCTCATCACCCTCGCATAGGGTAACGGTTGCACCAACCAAATCCTCTGCGGTGACCAATGCATCCGATACTTTCACAAAGTTGTATCCGTTCCCGGCAGATATGACGGTTTTTCCGGTCATGTCACCGTTGAAGGTGTGGTCAACAGATTCAACACTACACCAATGGGTACGGTTAAGAATGTGGTTATCATGATCGGGCGGGGCCTGCCAATCCGGTATCCGTTCTAACAGCCTCGCCCAGATTGGAAGAGAGGGGTCTGCTGCAGGATCGTCATTCGGGTCAGCGGCATCACGGATAACACCCAGCTTCGCCCAAAAGGTAGGAATACCCAGGTTGTTCTCAGCATCGGTGCCGTAGACACCCACATATAAATTCACACCGGAGCGGGATAGCGCTTCTGCCGGAATGACTACTTCCGTGCCGTTGTCCAATACATCTCTTGTCACAGCACCACGGAACACTACGGTTTTATTCAGCTTATCCCAGCCTGCATCCGTATACTCGATTTGCACCTTACCACCGACAAGGCCCTTGGGAATCTCACTGCTCCAAATAACGGTAGCATTTGTACCGCTAACTTCAATTTTTGCTATAACCATGCGTTACCCCTTCCTTGCACGAAGCAATCTTTCCATCACGTCATCCTGGGGGCTTGCACCGTTATATTCCCCGGTGCAGTTTTCTCGGACAATCTGGAAGATTTCCGACCACAGACGGTTGGCTTGCGTCATGTACTGATTGGCAATTGCAACGTAGGGAGACTGGATGGCTGCACCTGTAGTAGGATGCTTCGCCAGGAAACCCAATTCACTGGTGATGGACTCGCACTGAATCCATCTGGCGCTTGCCATAGAAAAACGTTCAATCAGTTGGGGCGATACAATGGCTGCACAGCCACGTTCGGACAGCCAATTCCATGTGGTTTCGTAAATTTCCGCAGCGCAGAGCGTAGAGCCGTCTTTCTGCTTTGCGGATAGGTATTCAGAAGGCTTCGGCATTGCCTGACCTTCCAGATCTGCAGCGCTGTCTTTGAAATCGATGACAGTCAGCGGTCTGCCGCCGGGATTTCCTTCGGCGATCTTATCAGCAATGGCTTTTTTCGGTCTGCCACCACTGCCGGGTTTAGGTCCTCGTTGACCCATTTTTCACACCTCCAATCGGTCTGGGGCTATTCCCCTAAAAACTTTTGCGTTTTTGCACACGTGACCCCGGCACCGTTACCCAGGGCAAAGGTCACAGAGATTTGACCCGCCCCTCCGGGTCAGCGGTTATGCCAGCGGTCACCACGCTCTACGTGGATCTTGCTGTGACAGGACTTGCAGAGAGCAATGAGGTTGTCCCTTGCATGAGTTCCACCCTCGGACAGCGGTGTCTTGTGGTGTATCTCCTCGGTGGGGACAAGCCGTCCTTGCTGTTGGCACAACTCACACAGTGGGTGCTGTGCTGCATAGCTGTCACGGATGCGTTTCCAAGCGCGGCCATAACGACGGCGTACAGCAGGGTCTCTGTCGTACTTCTCGTAGCGTTTGGCTTCTTGCTTTGCGTGTTCCTCACAGAACCTACCATCCGTCAGCTTGGGACAGCCGGGATGAGAACACGGTCGTTTTGGTTTTCTTGGCATTACATTTTTCACCTCCTGCGGAACACCTCGCCCAGCTTGTACTTGATGACGTACCAGACCTGTTCCAGGTAGCTGACCTTGCGGTAGCCCATCTGAACCACTCCTTTCCGGGCATAAGAAAAGCCCTGCAGGATTTCTCCCACAAGGCCTCTGTTGTATTCTCTTTCGCCATTATAATGATACCACTAATGGGGAGTGCGAAATAGTGCCATTTACTGCACGGACAAATATTTTTCAGGAATTTTTATTGCTGCGAGTGCTTCATCATGCAGCTTGTACAGATGGCGCATTTTGTAGCCTAAGTCCACAGCAATTTCGGGCCAGGACTTATCACTGATATAACGCTTCTCCAAAATCAGCTGATACTCGATGCATTCCACCGCTTTGATGGTGGAGATGATTTCAGCCTTCAATTCCACAAGCTTTTCCATATCCTTGGCAATGTCATTCTCAAGATCTATGATCTTGCAAACGGCATCCGCCATACGGGAGCCACCACGGTTTGGATTTCTGGGCATACCCGTCAATGTGGCAGAACAGTCGGTAGCAAGGTCATTCAGCGAAGCAATCTGCTCTTGCTTGCTGCGGATTCGCTGATCCAGACGGTATGCCTGGGAGAGATATTCCTTTGCGGTCATGCAGCCACCTCCTTGCGAACCATAGAACGGACACCGTTCATGAGATATTCGCCGTCAAGGTCGGTGAGCAGTTCGTACCAACCAGAACGGAAGAAACGCTCCAATGACTCAACTTCATCTGCATATTCCTTCTTGTCCGGGTGGGCATAGTGATATTTCAAAGCCGTCTTGTAATCTCTTACAGCGGTTTCGACAATTGCGTTGGCTAATGCCTGATAAGGGTCCATATTCGTACCTCCGTATTCTCTGGATTCTCGGATTGGCACGGATTTTCATAGATTGTCTCAGATTTTCAAATCGGCTTTGACTGCATCGATAAGGGCGGTCTGTGTGCGCTCCTTGGTGTGCAGAGCCTTCATAATACGCTCGTCAATGGTGTCCTTGGTGATGATGTACTGAACCACCACGGTTTTGGAGGTCTGACCCTGTCTCCATAAACGGGCTACGGTCTGTTGGTAAAGTTCCAAACTCCAGGTAAGGCCGAACCACACCAAAGTGGAGCCACCGGACTGAAGGTTGAGTCCGTGACCGGCAGAAGCGGGATGAATCAGAGCCACGGAAATTTCACCGTTGTTCCATCTGCGGATACTGTCAGAAGTGTCCAGCTTGGAATATGGGATATGGCATTTTTTTAGCCTGTCGGTGATGCGGTCAAGGTCATGCTTGAACCAGTAAGCCACAAGGACGGGATTGCCGTTTGCGGATTCAATAATGTCCTCCAGGGCATCCAGTTTTCGGTCATGGATGTTATGGACATCACCGTCATCGTCATAAATGGCTCCGTTTGCAAGCTGACTCAGCTTACCGGAAAGGGACGCGGCATTGGCGGCGGTGATTTCACCCTCCGGGATATTCAGCACCAACTCACGCTTCATATCCTCATAGTCCTCCTGCTCGGAGTCGGAAAGGCGCACGGTGTATTCGCTGTTTATCAGTTCCGGCATCTGAAGGTGGTCGGTGGACTTCATGGAAATGGTGATGTCGGAGATTTTCTTATAAATGGCATCTTCGGCATCCGGCAGAGGCTTGTAGCTGTAAATTACCATGCCGTTTCGCTTGTCCGGCATAAAGTAGTTGTTGCGGTATTGGGTAATGAACCTGCCAAGGCGCTG